AGTTGCATCAGTTAGACTTGTTTGTGCATCTGAAAAGTTATTAGCCATTTTTACTCCTTATCCTAAAGCTACTGCAAATGGAATAGAATTAGGATCAGCTTCCGTTATTCCTACACCACTTGGTAAAGTTATTGCGTTTGTTGATGTGTTAATACTAAATAATTCTAAATCGTCAGTACCATCAAACAACTTAATGCTTATAGTAGGCGAAGAACTATTGTCAATCCATATTGTACCATTCGCAGCACTTGCTGGTCTTGCACTACCAATATGATTAGTATTTACTGCATCTAAAATATTATTTAATTCTGATCTAAATGTACCAAATGCTTGGTTTGCTAGATTTACGTCTGAAACTTGTGCCATAATTTCTAATACTCCATTTTAATTAAGTTTGCAATCCATAACCATTTGCAACATAGTCAAATTGCTTATTAATTATAGTATCACTACTGTTTTTGAAAACAATGTCAAACCCTGTTTTACTCTTGTTTGTAATCACCCAATAATCCCCACTTGATAAGTCTTGTCCAGTAACATTGATGTTAGGTGTAGCATAGAAATTATTAGTAAATGTAATTGTTTTTGTTGTTAGACCTGAAGCTACATCATCACCTCTTTCTGATCGTTTTTCTAATACAAGTTTAACCTGTAATCCTGTTATTAATGGTTTGGCTTGATTGTTAGAGGATTTAAGATTTGCACGGAATTTAAAATATCTTCCTCTAAATGTTCCTTGTTGAGATATAGTGTTGTAGCTAGAAATATCACCAAGACTTGTTGTACTTGCTCCTACACCTATTTCAGAAGTACAGTTACTAGGTGCTGTTCCGTCAAAAGGTGCTTTGGCATCATCAAACAATGTAGCCCCACGACCTAAATCAAATAGATCATAAGGATCATCTGATTGCATAGTTATTTGTACTTGGAATGTAGCATCATAAATAGCATCTAAACTAAACGTATTATCAAAAACATAATTACCTGATGATTGAATATTATTAGCTACTCCACCAGTGTCAAAGAAATAACCTAATGCATCAGGAGCATCAAAATTACCAGCCGTGCTATCAAATAAACTAATCGTATCTAAAGTTACTGCTGGATTGCTATTTGCATCTGCACCTAAGAATGTGTTTGTATATGTTCCAGCAAAAGTAGGTTCTTCATTAACTGTGCCTACGGATTCAAAGTTTTCTAATCTTGATACATTAGAACTTATAATAGCGGGTTCTGCACTTTCATTGCCTAACTTATCAACGGCTTTAATATACAGATGATAAGGTGGTTCAATAGCATTAATGGTTACACTGTTAGATTTACGTCTAGGAACTTGAACTAGGTTTGTTGTATTGAACCAATCTGTTGGACTTACACCTGTTGAGTACCTAATCTCATAAAATTCTATGTCCAAGTCCTGAACAGACGTCCAAGATAATTGCATTTGTGAACTACCCACCATAGAGATATTAAAATCATCTACGTTATCTGGAATAGCTGTTGACCCAATAATCGTTCTTGTTGCAGTTACATAAGTAGATTTAACAGATAAACTATTGACGGCTCTTGTTCTTACTTCATAAGTACCACCATCTACCACGTTTAATAATTGATATTCTAAAGCAACACCTTGTCCGATTAATCTAAAATCATCTGTTACTGCGTTACCATCTCTATCTAATGTTTGTTTTGCTTCTACTTGGTATTGTTCTACAAAAGCATCTGTAGATGCACCTACTAGTGCAGTAAGACGAGTAATAACTGTTCCGTCATTATATTCTATGAGTTCATCATCTAAAGTTAAACTTGCTGGTGGTTGAACAGAATTAGGATTAGGTAAAGTGGTATCAGCAATCGTTGGTGCTTCTGCTTTAGAACTCCAAGAATAAAAGTTATCCTGATGTTCTGTTAATTGCAAAGTTACAGTTAAGTCTGCGTTAATGTTTACGCCAATAACTCTAAATGGCTTTGCAGAAAAAGATGCTGTTTGATAAGTAATATTTACAATATCTCCTACAGTTACATCTAAGAACTCAGATGTTACAGTTACTTCAATCGCTAAAGCATTTCTTGATCTTCTTAAAATAATCTCACAAAGTTCTTCAGCTTGATATGGACTTGTTACACATGGAAAATCAAAGTTACCTAAAAGTTCTGTGTTATTATCAGCAGCTTTCATAGTCGCAAATTGATCTGCACTTGGTAAACCAGAATCATCTGCTGGTGGGAATGATACTGTATCTTCTTGCCATTCTTTATCAGGATTAACAAATGTTCCAATTACCCTGTTGTATTTATTGTTCTTAGTTTCTCCATTAACTTTAATTCCACCAATCACATTATCTGCGGTAATCGTATAAGTTGCTGTACCTGTATCTTCTATTTTTAAAATGTATGTACCATTGTTGTAAGTAAATATTCCACGCATTGGATTGATAAGTTTTTTGACGTTATCAATTAGCTTTTGTGAAGTATCTATAACCGCGTGTGTTTCAAATAAGTTAATATCTGATCCACCAGAATAAGGTGTTACTTGTGTTTCACAATCATCTGCTGCATCTTGGAATGATTGAAAGTTAGCTTCAAAAGCATCATCAGGTAAACCTTTTCCATATCTGTCATTTCTTAAATAGTCTAATAAGCATAAAGCTGGATTAGATGAATATGCAGTTGTTGTTGTTCTTGGATCATAAACTTTTTTACCTTTAACAACGACTTTAATATCAGGTAATGAACCAAAGATATCTTGATTCCACTTAAATCTAAAAGCTAGATAAGCAACTCCTCTTAGTCTATGATTAGTTCCCCAATTATCACTAGCTGATAAAATATCTGATACTGTTTGATCGTCTTTACCTAAAAATGATTCTACTTGAATATGCGAAGTACCATCTTTGTAATAATTAGAATCTGAACTATCTACTTCTACAGTTGCATGATGTGTTAATGCACCAGCCCATGTAACTTTCTTATCGTCAATATAAATCTCCTCAATAGAGTTTATTTCACCTTCTCCTAATGCTGCTGCAACATATAAATACTCATTATTTGTTCCTGATGATTCTACAAATACTCTAGTTATACCAACTTTTCTTTCTCCATAGATAACTGGTAATTGTGCATTATTAGATGATTTGTTTAATAGAACACCTTGTGCTGCTTCTGATTCTGCAAAATCAAATTCAGGTAAATCAGGTTTTGGTCTAACCCAAGAAATAGCTTTGGTTACAACAGCACCAATAACAATACCACCAATAATCTTAGCAGCCGTTGTTTTGAATACTGCACTAGCAATAGCACTACCTATGACACTACCCATTATCTTTTCCTTTTAATAATACGTTTAACTTTATCATTTTCTATTCTTGTCCAAGTAAATTCTTCTTTCAATCCTACAAACTTACTAGCTTGTTCAATACACCATTTAAAAATTTGTCTTATATTTTTTGTTGCAACAAAATCTACAAACAATAAATTACTTCCACTATTCCAATCTTTGTTTTCTAATCTTCCTGTTTTTTTAAATTCATGTAGCACATTATCAGAAACAAAAGCCCAATTTGTAAATCCTATTAATTCATTACCATCATAATGTTTTTTATATTGTTTTAAATTTAAACTAGGAAATATATGTAATCTTAATTCTTGATCTGTATTTTTATCAAATCTTTCAAACTGCTTATAAAGTTCTACAATATCTTGCATTATTCTCTACCCCATTTAATTTGCTGAACAGATTTAGATGAAAAATCAAATCCTACATCACCAGCAAAGAATAATTGTTGTGAGTTTGTGTTAGTCTTACGACCCTTTTCTTTTTCAAAGTCTGACCAATGTGAAGCAATAGATACAGATACCTGAGAGTTAGTAGCATCTTCTTCAATACTAAAAGATTCTATTCTACCTTTAAATAATAAAAATGGATCACTAATCAAAGCCTGTGATGAATCTAAAAAACCTTTATAGATTTCTGCTTCTTTATCCATGTAATCGTTATTAAGTAATAGAGATATGATGGTTTGATCTGCACCTGTAAAAGCAACTGTAATTGAATCTACAGCAACTTCATTGTTTTCTCCAACATCAGACACACCTAATAATAAACTAGATGCGGTATATGTATTAGTATCGTAAGTTATATCTTTATAATGATCTGTAAATCTTTGACCGCCACTTATGTTTAAATAAACTAATGTAACTGGATTAATCTTATTACCAGCTAGTTGCGATTTAACTAAACTCGTTAAACTTCTAGCCATTATAATACCTCAACTACATCTAACTCGTATGCGTATAATTCAGTTGTGCCAATATTAAATTCTTGAATATCGTTAGTTAAAGATACTGTAAAAG